TATTGTGGTGGATACATTAACAGGGATATGGAAAGCTAAAAAATTAAAGATTAAAATTACATCTAGGAAGTTATCTGCTATAATATCTAAATTAATGCTTTATGAGGTGGCCGTTATTGGTTTCTACCTGATAGATTATTGGATACTTAATGATATTATTTTAAAGTTTTTTTCAGTGCCTCTAATGCTAACAAAAATACTTAGTCTTATACTATGTAGCATAGAAGTGATGAGCATAAATGAAAACTACAAAGCAGTTAAAGGTATTGATATTTGGCAGGGTATGAAAAACTTATTTGCCAGGGCTAAAGAAATTAAATCAGATATAAATGGAATTAGACATAACGAAGATAGTACAACAGAGACTATCTAAAGATCAGTACGTAGATGAGCTTACAGATAAAAGGCAGATCTATTTACACCATACAGCAGGTGGACCAGATGCAGTATCTGTAGCTAACTTTTTTAATCAGCAAGTAGGAAGGGTAGCAACTGCTTTTATCATTGGTTCCAAGGGCACAATAGTGCAATGCTTCAGCTCCAAAAATTGGGCTTATCACCTAGGCCTTAAGCAAGAGGTGTTTAGTGAAGCAGGAGTAACTTACAAGAGCTTGGATAGAATGTCTATAGGCATAGAGATCTGTAACTATGGACCACTAACTAAAAAGAATGGATATTACTATAACTATGTAGGTGGTAAAGTAGATTACACTCAGCTAACTATCTTAGACAAACCATACAAAGGGCACATCTATTGGCAAATGTACACAGATGCACAAATAGAGTCTACCCGACAGCTTCTAGTTTACCTTTGTGATCAGTACAATATCCCTAGAGATTACTTTGCTACCATCTTTGATATTGATAAACGTGCTTTGAGGGGTGAAGCAGGTATATTTACACACAATTCAGTGAGGCATGATAAGAGTGATATATACCCATGCCCACGTATGATAGCAATGCTAGAGAATTTATGAGATACATCATACCAATTATAGCACTATGCCTATTAGGCTCCTGCTCAGATGCTAAAAAAGCACAGTACCACTACAAAAAAGCTGTTAAGTTTGGCTTAAGTATAGCAAATGATACTATCAAAATTAATACTATAGATAGCTTTGCAGTGATACGTAATGATACGCTTATATACGAAAAATTCATAACCACTAAAGATACTATTATAGAGATCCTAGAAATGCCTAAGACCAGGTATCAGACCAGGATAGAATACAGGTACAAAACTAAGGTGCTAAAACAGGATGTACTGAAATATAAGTACATATATAAGGAAGCTAAAGAGCAGCGTAAAGAGGTACAGCTAACTAAGGCCAAAACTAATTGGTTATTATTCTTTATAGGATTTGGCTGTGGGATAGCTCTATTTTTTATCCTAAGACTGCTAGACAAATTATACAACCCCTTTAAAAAACTTTAATGATAAGACACTCAAAAAATGTTCACGAGCTTTCACTAGAAGGCAGTGAAGTAAGGATAGCTATGCTTAGTGATTTGCACTGGGATAACCCTCATTGTGATAGAGATATGCTAAAGAGACACCTAGACCATTGTGTTAAAGAGAATATACCGGTAATGATTAATGGTGATATGTTCTGCTTAATGCAAGGGAGGGGAGATAATAGACGTAATAAATCTGATATAAGACCTGAGCACAATAATGCTATGTATTTAGACTCTATAGTGAACACAGCTGTGGAATGGTTCCTACCCTATGCACATATCATTAAGCTAATAGGTTATGGTAACCATGAGACAAGTATAATAAAATTTCAAGAGACTGATATCCTGCAGAGATTTGTAGATATCCTGAACTTTAAAGCAAAATCTAATATACAAGTAGGAGGCTATGGTGGGTGGTTAGTAGTTAAGCAGGTTTATAGCCCTGGCAATACTACCTCTTTTACTACTAAAATCAAATACTTTCATGGATCAGGGGGTGGTGGTATAGTTACCAAAGGTGCAATCAATTTAACCAGGGCTCTAGAAACTTATGAGAACTTTGATGTATTTACAATGGGCCACATACATGAAAATTCATGCAGAAATGATGTTAGGGATACATTAGATCAGCATCCTGTAACAGGATACACACTTAAGCAAAAACAATTACACTTAATGCTCACAGGAACTTACAAAGAGGAGTATGGTGATGGCTCCCATGGATGGCATGTAGAACGTGGAGCTCCCATTAAGCCATTAGGTGGTAGGATACTTACAATAAAATGTGGTAGAGAGACTACAGGAGATAGAAAATCTATAAAATTTATTGATAGTCACAAATTTAATTTGTAAGTTTGCAACAGGTTTTGTATTAATAAACTCATAGCCCCCTGTATCTTTGGTTAGTTTGGCAGGGGGTTATTTTTTTGTCCTAATTCTACAAAGATTTGTGACACAATTTTACGGTAAAAGCAAACTACTACCGAGGATTTGTAAAGTTGGTTATAACCAACATAGTAGCTAGAATGGTGGCATAATGTATAATATAGCTAACATATTACCCACTTTTTGTCAAGTATATTTAAGGTTATCACCTTACTTCTCATGTATAAATTCAGGCTATTCCTTTACATTACTTATTTAGAATGATTATTGATAACGTATTTATGTAAACAATTAAATGTTTGTACGTATATTTGACCATTACTAATTTAAACTAACCAATATGAATGATCAAAAACTGACAGCTGTTGAGTACCTACTCCAGCAAATTAACACTAACACTGCTTTTACTGACAAGCAATGGGAGAGTATCTGCGAATTAGCTCTAGCTATGGAAAGATCACAGCTTATACTTGCAGAAATCAAAGCTACTGACAAAGTTTACAAAATTCAAAGAAAATGAGAAAGAAAATATCCGACCTTATCTATTACTTTACACCCCTCACTGATGAGCATAGAGACATTTTAAGCACTGCTATGGTGTTTATATTGTTTTGGGTGGCAGTCTATACATTTGCATACATTACTAACCTTTAAAACGCTTTAAAATGAACCTAGAAGACTTACAAGTAGAAAAGTACACAGCATCCATTTGGTATGAAACCTATCACATTGAATTTATCCTTGATTTTGAGTGGAGCTTTACCTCATTTGATGAGGAAACTAATGAAACCACAGTTAGCATTTGGCTAGATAAGGGTGAGCAGTGGTGTAACAACGTATGCCATCCCTACACCCCTAACTCAGAAGAGCTAAAAGAATTAAAGACAGCTATAGAGGATAGCATACTAGAAGATCCTGATAGATTTGATGTATGGCAGTGGCACCTAGATAACAAAGAGTATCAGAACGAACTAAATAATGATAGAGATGATAGATAACACAGCACCAGTACCTACTAACTTTAGCCTACAGACTAAAATAGAGTGGTGGAAAAATAAAAAGAGCGAAGGAGATAAAGGGGGGAGCTTTAACCTACAGCTTTACCTAGACTACCTCAGCTTACAGGATCATAAACCTAAAGACCAGGAGAAATGAAACGCTTTAAAGTAACCTATAACTATTTTGATGGTGGTAAAAAGAGGGTAGCTGTCAGGATCTTAGAGGCCCTGGATAGAGACCACGCAATAATGATTATGGCTATGTGGCCTAAACTAATACTAAAAGTAGAACAGTATGAAAAAATATAGAGTATGGATAGATGATAGGATGGAGCCTGAAGGTGGCTTTTGGTGGGAGTGCTTCCTAGGTAAAGATGGTAAGCTGCATGATTACATCTACACAGATGAGCAAGCAGATACACCACAGTGGTATATTGATAATGGCTATAAAGTAGAAGAGCTATGAATGTAAAGATAGAAGTAATTAAAAGGTACCCATTTGAAAGCACTGCTCTATTAGCTAAGGAATTAGGCCTAACAATATCACAGGTGTATAATTACGCATGGGCCTATAAGATACATAAGGATCCTATTTACCTAAAGACTGCAGCAAGTGGTAGATATAAAGCAGGGATGAGAAGTGGTGAGGCCTTCCAATTTAAGCCAGGGCATATCCCAAAAAACAAAGGGGTAAAGATGCCTGCAGAAACTTATGAGAAGGTGAAACCTACCATGTATAAGAAAGGTAACAAGCCAGCTAACACTCAACCCATTGGAACCATCCACAATAGAGCTGATAAAACAGGTAGACTGTACCAATATATCAAAATTAAAGATAGTCATTGGGAACTCCTGCAGAGGCACGTATGGACTCAGGCAAATGGTGAGATACCAAAAGGATGTGTTATCAATTTTATAGATGGGAACTTTATGAATTGTGAGCTCAGTAACTTACAAGTAAAGACCAGGGCAGAAATGGCAATAATGAACAGTATACACAGATACCCTGCAGAGGTTAGGGATCTAATTAAATTAACTAATAAATTAAAAAGTAAAACAAATGGCAAACAACAAACTAAGTGATCTAAGAGATCATATATTCATGGCATTAGAAAGATTAGCAGATGAGGGGCTAACAAGTGAGCAGGTAGCTAGTGAAGTGGATAAGGCTAAAGCAATAGCTCAGCTATCATCTACCATCATAGCCAGTGCAAAGGTGGAGATAGACTATATCAATGCAGTAGGATTAATAGATAGCCAAAGTGAGCTGTTTAAATCAGTAAACCCTAAATTACTATCATGAGTAGACTAGAAGAGGTGCAATATGTTATAGAAAAATATGACTTAAAACAAAAGGGTAGATATATGCACATGATCTATAAAAGATATTACCTATATAATGTGCTCAAAAAAGATGGTATGACCTTATCACAAATTGGTAGACTGTTTAATCAAAGCCACTGTACTGTTTTGAATGGAATTAAAAAGCATGAGGATTACATGGCTTACAAAGATCCTGCTTACATGCTTCACACCAGGGACCTAAGGGAAACATTTGTACTACCACAGTACTATAAGCCACTAAAACAAAGGATATTAGAGATATATACCATTGAGAAATTAGAAAAACTTAAAGAGCAGATCAGATGCAATTATTACTAATTAATGACGCTGTGTCACATTCTCTTATTAACAGCTGCTGGAATAATTTTATTTTTTCAAAAGATTTTTTTTATTTTATTTTGCGTCATTTGCGTCATAAAACTCTAATAGTCAATACTAGTATAGTTATTAGCCATGACAAGTGCTTAAAATTTGCGTCATTTTGCGTCATAAACTTGTCATGTAAAAATAATGATTACATTTACAGCCCAACTAACTAACTATGAACATATCTGTATTTAAAAGCCTATTCAATTCTAAAGAAACTCCCTACACACAAGATGTGGTGGATGTTTACAATAGGATAAAGGAAGGCTATCCTGAACTAATTGATAAGATAACTGCTCTTAGAGCTATGGATGAGGATGATCCTGCATACAGCAGCCTAAAGAACAGCCTTAGGGCTATCATGTTTAATGGGACCTTTAATGAACGTAATGATAATGGCCTTATTGAGCACTCAGGGCTTTGTATATTAGATTTTGATGATTACCCTAGCAGTAAGGTAATGAAAGCTGAGAAGGTTAGACTAATGGAGTGCCCTAATGTGTTTATGATATTTGTATCACCATCAGGTAAAGGGCTAAAGTGCGTGATTAAGATACCACCATCTGATAAATTCACGCATAAGAGAAGGTTCAAAGCTTTTCAGGAGTTTATTGATAGTGATTACTTTGATGCATCTAGCTGTAATGTTAGTAGAGTATGCTTTGAGTCTTATGATCGTGGTGCCTATATAAATTTAGATGCTGAGGTATTTGATTTGATGGAAGAGGAGAAGGGCCACAGCTCATTTGAAAGGGTGCCAGTGCTACCCATGACTAATGAAGCTAATATCATTGAGAATATAATGAAGTTTAACCATGGAGATATATCAAATGGTAGAAATAATTGGGTATTTAAAGTAGCTAACTGTTTTTGTGAGTATGGCATTAGTGAGAATACTGCTAAATTTTACCTTCATCAATATAGTGCTAAGGACTTTACTCAAATAGAAATTAATACCTGTGTAGGATCTGCTTATAAAAACCCTAATAAAGGCACTAAGTATTTTGAGGATAAAGAAACTATCTTAAAGGTAAGGTCAAAACTAAAAGAGGGTATCTCACCTGGTGATATCTCTAAGCAATTAGATATTAAGCCTGATGTGGTAGAGGATGTTAAAAAGGATGTAGCTAATAGTGAGGATGTATTCTGGTCCATTAGTGATAAGAAAGTAGTTAGTGTAGATCCTATGAGATATCGTGATTTTCTGTACAAGTATGGCTTTAACAAATACTACCCTGAACGCTCAGAGAAACCCACCTTTGTGAGGGTAATAGAAAATAAAGTTAATTTATCCTCAGTGGACCAGGTAAAAGATTTTGTCTTAGCCTACCTAATGAAGCAGAAGCAGGTGGATGTATGGAATTACTGCAGTAAGTCACCCTACCTATTCACAGATGGCCACTTATCTATGCTAGAGCCTATTGGATTAATGATGCTGCAGGATACTAAGGATGTGAGCTTTATACCTTACCGTAATGGAGTAGTTAAGATTACTAAGAATAAGATAGATATTGTGCCCTACATTGATATAGATGGCTACATTTGGGATAGGCAAATTATTGATAGGGATTACAAGCCAACTAAGAGCATAGAAAATGACTTTAAGAGCTTTGTATCTAAAGTATCTGCAGATGATGAGCAGAGGGTGAATGCTTTAGAGACTACCCTAGGATATCTACTACATACCTACAAAGATAAAACAGATCAGAAGGCAATTATTTTTAATGATCAGGAAATAGATGATAATCCTAATGGGGGAAGTGGTAAGAGCTTAGTGCTTACAGCTATTGGTAAGATTAGAAATATAGTTAAAATAGATGGTAAAGCATTTAACCCACAGAAGTCAGATTTTGTTTATCAGCGAGTAAATTTAGATAGTCAGATCCTGGCCTTTGATGATGTAAAGAAAGCATTTGACTTTGAGCAGCTATTTAGTTTAATATCAGAAGGGATAACAGTGAACAGAAAGAATAAGGATGAAATCTTTATACCATTTGAACGCTCACCAAAGATTGTGATTACTACCAACTATGTGATAAGTGGTGCCGGTGGTAGCCATGATAGGAGAAGGCATGAGATAGAGTTTAATCAGTACTTTAATGCACAGCGAAACCCACTAGATGAGTACGGTAGGTTATTATTTGACAGCTGGAGTGTGGTAGATTGGTTAGTATTTGATAACTACATGATCAGTAACCTGCAGAAATTCTTATCAATGGGCCTTGTTAAAGCTGTAGCAATTAATGCAGATCACAAAAGATTTATCTCAGCTACTAATAAGGAATTTTATGATTACGCTATTGAGGGTAACATTACTTTAGATGCTATGCACTATAACAATACTTCTATTCAGGACTTTCAGACTTACACAGGTGGATGGCAGGATCTTAATGCTCAAAGGTATTTAAAGATGGTTAATGAGTACTGTAAGTTTAAGGGGTACAATTTGAAAAAAGATAGGAATGTAGGAGGTAGATACTTTATAATTACTAAGATATGATACAGATTGGAGATACAATACATGATATTGAGGATGGTGACTGCTATTTTGAAGGTATAGTTTCTGAATTAATTAATGATAAAGTAACGAAATACATACTAACTAAAATAATTTGGAGTGGAGAGATTGATAATGATGATGAGAGATTAAATACAGAAATAGATACACAATGGTGGTATATTAATAAAATTGAACTATGAACAAAGAAAACAAAGCTAGACTAAAGGATCTAGAAATTAAGTACATGAGCTACCGGTACCCATCAGCACCAGGGCACATCATACCACTAACTAAGTACAGTGATGCTACAGCTAATGGATTGACTAAATGTATCAAAGACTTCCTAAACTTCTCACAGCACCAAGCTGAAAGGATTAATACAATGGGAGTATTTAGGCAAAGCTACAGAACTGATGGAAGTAAGACTGCAGGGCAGTGGACAAAGGGCACAGGCACTCCAGGATCTGCAGATATCTCTGCTACTATTTATGGTAGATCTGTAAAGATAGAAGTTAAGATTGGTAAGGATAAGCAGTCAGTGGTGCAGAAGGAATACCAACAGATGATTGAAGCTGCAGGGGGTATCTATATCATAAGCAAGACCTTTGATGATTTTGTGCAGTGGTATGATGATTTTAGCACTAAAATATAATTAACGTACAACCTTAAAATATAGAAATGATATGAAAGCAACCCTAGAATTTAACCTACCTGAAGATCAGGAGGTATTTAACCACGCTAACAATGGTTTTAACTATTACATGGCACTTGTGGAGATGGATCAGTGGTTAAGAGCTGAGTACAAGTACAATGGTAACGAGGAGATGTATGAGGTAAGGAATAAGCTGAGAGAAATAATTTCAGAAAATAATGTTAAAATAGAATAATAATAGTATATTTGTAAATAATTAACAAACTAACCCAATGGAAAAAACAACTACAAAGGCTGTAAAGCCTCAGGAGGTTGAGCAGCAGTCTGCTCCTTTCTATGTTCGCCTTCACAAGGCAAAACAACTAATCGGTAAAGTACATAAGAATGCTACTAACCCCCACTTTAAGAAATCTTATGCAGATATCAATAGTATATTAGAAGCTGTTGAGCCTATCCTATTACAGCATGATCTACTTTTATTACAGCCTATAGATGGTGGTAGTGTTTGTACTCAGCTTGTATGCATTTATACTGGCTTTTCTATCTCTAGCTGTATGGCACTTGATTTAAACCTAGATGCCCAAAAACAGGGTAGTCAAATTTCTTACTTTCGTAGGTACACCATCCAAAGTCTGCTCACCCTTCAGGCAACTGATGATGATGGCCACGTAGCATCTACTGCGAAGCCTAAGATAGATGCAAAGAGATTTGCTGAGGCTGTTAAGACTATAGCAGATGGTAAATTCACAGTAGAGAAGTTAAAGGATAGCTTTGATCTTACAGATGTGCAGATAAATTCACTGTTATTATTACCTGTAATATGAAAATAAGATGCTCAGCTATAGGAAAGATAATGACTTCACCCAAGACTAAAGGGGAGGTGCTATCACAAACAACTAAGACGTATATCCAGGGCCTAGCCCTGGCACACGTTTATGGGATCAGAAAGGAGTTTACTAGTAAGTATACTGATAAGGGCAATGAGTGTGAGGATATGTGCCTCAGCTTTGTAATGGATGTAATTGATAAAGGCTTCCTGTTTAAGAATGAGGAGAACTTTAGTAACGATTGGCTAACAGGTACACCGGATGTAATTACAGACAAGGTGCTTATAGATGTAAAAAATTCATGGAGTGGCAGCACGTTCCCATGGTTCGATACTGAGTGCCCTAATAAAGAGTACTACTATCAGCTCCAAGGGTATATGTTTTTATGTGATAAGCAGGAAGCACTGTTATGCTACTGCCTAACCAATACACCACATGCCATAGTAGAGCAGGAGGTAAAGAGTGCTCATTACAAGTTAGGGCTAATGGAGGAGAGTTTAGATCTTAGGGACCAGGTGCAGAAGCAACATAGCTTCAACCATATCCCTGATGCTAAGAGGGTGAAGACTTTTGTAATACAAAGAGATGATGAGGTGATAGAACAGATTAAATTAAGAGTAGAACAGTGTAGAGATTATTTTAACCAACTAATAACACAATTATGAACAGAATGCAATTTGAACATGAGGCAGCTATAGCTGCTATGAACGCTCTAATGATAGAGAACTCTAAAACATCTAAGCTATGGATAGCTAAAGAGGCTGTACAGATGGCTGAGATATTAGCTAATGAGGTGTATGGTGAAAGGATACAATGGCCGCAAGAAGACCTTATCGTATGATTTTGCTACTATCAATACTACTAGCCCCTGCGATTGTGTGGGGGTGGTATTGTACTATCATGTACTTATTTACTAAATAACAAGTTATTAACAATTTAAAACAGTAATAAACAATGGAGACAAAGAACAACACAGGAGCTATCTTTAAAAATGATAAAAAGACAGCAGAAACTCACCCAGACTACAAAGGGAAGGTAAATGTTAATGGTGCTGACATGGAGGTGGCACTGTGGTTAAAAGAAAGCAAGTCAGGTATGAAGTACTTTAGTGCTACTTTTCAAGAACCTTATGTTAAGCCAGCAGTACTATCACCACCTGCAGAACCGTTCAAGTTAGAGGATGATGATCTACCGTTCTAATTAATTTACTATATTTGAGCTATGAATTTACTAGCTCTTATACCTTTAGCTTGGTGGTTTACTAATTTTGAACCAATACAGGCAACCTTAGACTATTTTTTTAAGTACAATACTAGGTACCCAATAGCCATACATATACACTCTGCACTAGGATGTATTAAATGTGTGGCTTTTTGGCTTACTTTACTTTTTACCTTTGATTTTATCCTGGCTTGTCAGGCTGCACTGCTTGCTTTTATACTAGATGAATGTTTACAGAAACTGAGATAGATCTTATAGCTGAAATAGAGCTGTTACCTGAGAACATCAGGTACTCTAAACACAGCTGTGTGGCTTTATTAAAGATTAGAAATAAGTATGATGGGGTGCAACCTAGAGAGTGCTTCTGTGCATCTGTTAGGAGGAGGATATGGTACAAAGATTTTATGATATGGTATGAAAAAAGCCTTAGACAACTACATTAGTAGGGCTTACCCTGAAGTAAGGGCATACACTGCCTACTTTCTATCTAAGATGGGGAGCTACATAGACGCTGACACAGTCATTAATAACAGTTACATGCATGTGCTTACCATAAATGATACTACTAATGATGAGGATAAGATAAAAGCATACCTTCTGAACACTATCAAGTATCAGGTGCTATGGTCCACATCTAAAAGCCATCGGGATGATAAGGTAACAGCTATAATAGATAACTCCCCTGATAGAATAGAGGATGATGAGCTAGCAGATAAGATAAGGGAGGACAGAACCTACTCTTTTAACAAGGGATTGATAGAGATATATAGATCAGAGATAGTAGATCAGGTGCAAAGGATAGTATTTGAGGCATATATTGATAAAGGGTACATCACAAGCAGAGCACTGGCTACCTATTTTGGTATAACCCACACCTCAGCTTACTACCTGATAAAAGAATTGAAACAAAACTTAAACAAATTACAATATAGGTATGAAACCGAGTCAGTTTATTAGTACCTTGTCATTACTTACAGCTCTGAGCTGTGGACTTGCTTTGTTCACACTTGATTGGGTATGGGCTAGTAGGGCAGCAGGAATTTGGATAGCATTATATTACACTTTTTTAATTTTATTACAATATGAAGACAAAGAATGAACACCTAGGTAAGTATATTGTTATGTATAATGGCAATTATGAGACCAGCTTTACAGTAACAGAAGAGACTGCTAAAGAGCACAAGTATTACACCTCTAAAGGATTAGGCTATCTATTTGAAGAGAGCACTCCTAAGGTAAAGTATAAAGGGGTAGAGAACGAAGAGAAGTGAGACCTAAGCACATAGAAACCCCTGAAAAAATGTGGGAGTTATTTGAGGGATATAGATCCTGGTGTAAGTCTACACCTAGATACTCTTACAGCTTATCTACTAAAACAGGTGAGGCTACAGCTATCCCATTAGAGAGACCTTTAACCCAGGTAGGATTTAGGACTTATGCTGCTGATAAAGAGTGTAGTGTTCAAGATTACTTTGCTAATACTGATGGGCGATATTCTGAGTATGCGACAATCTGCTCGCGCATAGAGGAAGCAATTAGAATGGATCAGATAGAGGGTGGAATGGTAGGACAATATAATGCATCCATCACCCAAAGAATAAATGCACTGAAGGAGCACACAGATGTTACCAGTGGTGATGAGAAGATATCTGCTATAACTGTTACTATAGTTAAGTAGTATAATAATAATAATAACTATATAGTATCTAACTAGGTACTAGCTTTGCTATGGATATAAAAGCGACTGCCATCTTTGAAAAGAACTATGAGGCCATCTTAGGAGATAAGCGCTTTATCATTAATGAGGGTGGTAGTAGAAGCTCTAAGACCTACAGCCTCTGCCAGCTCATGATCATCTACTGCCTGCAGAATAACAATAAAGTGGTGTCAGTGATACGCAAGACCTTCCCTGCCCTACGTGCTACAGTGCTTAGGGACTTCATAGAGATACTAAAAGATATAGGGCTGTACAAGCAGGAGAGCCACAATAAGAGTGAGCACATCTACACCTTTGGCAATGGATCTATGGTGGAGTTTTTCTCAGTAGATGATGAGCAAAAGATAAGGGGTAGAAAGAGGGATATAGCTTGGTGTAATGAAGCTAATGAGCTGTACTTTGATGACTTCACTCAGCTTAACATGAGAACAGAAGACAAGCTCATCTTTGACTACAACCCATCTGATAGTGTATCGTGGCTGTATGAGCTCCCTGCTGAGGAGAGCACCCTGATTAAGTCTACCTACAAAGATAACCCCTTCCTACCTGAGAGCATTAAGGCACAGATAGAGGATCTAGCTAGAACAGATGAGGCACTGTATCAGATATATGCCTTAGGTGAGAAGGCAACAAGCAAGAGTAACATCTACAGCAACTGGTCCTTTGTAGCTCATAGGCCTGCTAGATTTGTTAAGTACGTGTATGGCTTAGACTTTGGTTACAACCACCCAACAGCTCTGATGAGGGTATACTACTGTGATAATGATATCTACATTGAGCCTGTCATCTATGAGAGCTACCTAACCACTACCATGCTCATAGAGAAGTTAGCCACCCTAAACATAGAACAGACTGTAACCATCTTAGCAGATTACTCACGTCCAGAAATCATACAAGAGATGAACATAGCAGGGTATGATGTTCAGAATGCAAACAAGGTGGTTAAGAAAGGGATAGATAACCTTAAGACCTTTGGAGTTATATGCCAGGATGATAAGGCCATTAAGAGAGAGTATGAGAACTACAAGTGGAAGAAGATAGGGGACTTCATAACAGATGAGCCAGTCAAATTATTTGATGATGCAATGGATGCAATAAGATATGCCACTACTCACATAAGGCAGGAGTATTACACTGATGATAGCTACTATGCATTCTGATACGCTACATAAGATACAAGTGGTGCAGGCATACATCCACCATAAGACCGGCAAGAATGTTAGGATAGTATTCAACAACCCCATGAGGGTGCAGCAACATTTAGCCATGTTAGATCATGCCTACCTAATAGCAATGGGTGGCTTTAAAAACAATAATAGTAATGACGCTAATATAGGTAAAGAGAAGTAATGGCATTAGTAGCACAAGCAACCCCACAAGTAATAGTTCCTGCATACAACCCTGTTAAGTACATCTACAGCTCATCTAATGTAAACCTGCAGGGCTTCAAATTTATCTATGATATCTATCAGAGTGGTACCCTAAATAAGATAGCTGAGTACAGGGTGCTGCCAACTTATGCCACTGGCTTTGGTGAGATAGATCTATCGAAGCTCTTACAGGCTAAGGTAAGCTATGACCTAAACTTAAATAACACTTCAGTATATAACGCACCTGGATCCCACTACAAGTATGATGTAAAGATAGGGGAGGAGTACTTGACTACCACTACTTACATAGCACCACTTACTCAATACTTAACAGCTCCCTATGCAGGAAGGGTACAAATAAACGTAGCTAACATATTTTTAGTAGGTGATCAGATTAACATCACTCAAGCACTACCTGGTCCTACAGCCAACCCAAACCTAGAAGGGCTCTTCACTGTCTTAGTAGCTAACCCTGCTTACATAGTAGTAAACAGCTTATGGTCTTTAGTAACCAATACAGGTACAGGTGGTGCCATCACCTATGCAGATGGTAGAAAGACAGTCAACAGAAACCTAGCCCAACAGCTTGGTAAGTATGTATTCAATGGTGCTATCAGATGGAGTGAGTGGCCTAGCTACAACTACCAGGATTACATGCTTAATGGATTCTTTGATAAGTTTCTTACCAACTATCCTGCAAGTAATCTAAATATGTACGCTACCCTATCTCAGGATATGTGGGTGAATGCAATAGCTAATGGCTCACCAACGGCACCTGATACCATGGTCTTTGAGAATGATGGTGGTAATGTCTTTGAAAAGAACGTAACAGCTGTAGATCATGTGAGTGGTGTATCAGTAGGGCCTAACAACTTTGGAGCTCTTACCCTTGTATCAGGATCAGGTAACTTGATAGAGCCTACTACTGAGTTCTATGCATTTCACTATGAACGTAATGGGGTAGTAAGCTCAGGCAAGTATATTGTAAGCCTAGATAGAAGGATACGCACCACTGAGTACAGCATCTTGTTCTTAGATCGTATGGGATCATGGAACAGCTTTGCCTTTAGTCTTAACAGCTATGAGAAAGGTAACGTAACACGAGAGCAGTTTAATCAGGATGTAAGAGGATATATCAATGGTAGTAGCCAATGGGACTATGAGCTAACTGATAGAGGTATGACTAACACCTATATAAGCACTGACACTACCCTAGATCTAGCTACCAACTTCATGACTATGGATATGGCTAACTACTTCACTGAGCTCATCAGCTCACCATTCACCTATGTAAAGCTAAGCTCTTATGCAAATGATTGTGATGTGCCTGAGAGTGAGGAGTACATCAGCTGTAACATTGTTACTAGTGACTACCAGGTATATAATAATAGGAGTAAGAATTTAATTAAGCAGAACGTAACTATTAAGCTAGCTAATAACAATATCGTAAATGGTTAAGATACAACTAAGCACAGGCTTCCTAGATGTTAAAGAGGGCACTGCCTTCCCTTTGAATTTTCAGGTAGGAGATATCAGAGATGTGAGCCAAAGGAAGGGTAACTTCTCTAAGACCATCACGCTCACTGGTAGTAAGAATAATAACAACCTGCTTAACCACTACTACGATGTGAATATAGTGGAGGGCACCTTTAACATAAATGCTATTACTACCTGTGCAGTTATTCAAGATGGCATACCAATAATGGAGGACTGCACTATGCAGTTAACCGGGGTAGTAAAGACTCAGGTAACAGATGGTTATGAAGAGCAGGTAACCTATGAAGTTTTAATTAAAGATAGTAAAGCAGATTTCTTTACAGCCATCACTAACAAGGAACTAACTGATATAGACTTCGCAGATTACAACCATCCATACGATGCCTTTAATGTGGTAGCTAGATTTTCTAATACTGTGGTTAATGGTTTTAAGTATTTTTTACCTGCTAACACTGCATACCTTTACAGCACCCAAGACTTTAAGCCTGCCATCTTTGCTAAGAGTTACTTTGATAGGATATTCAATGACGCTGGCTTTACCTACAGCTGGCCTACTATGTCATACGATAGATTTCAGCAGCTGCTAATACCTTACAATGGAGGGGTAGATAACTTTGATTATAACGATTACCTAGTCAAAGCAGAAAGAACAGCATCCTTAACTATCCCTAGCACTCTTGCTAGTCAGGGAGTTACAGATATAGGATCAGGAAGTTACGTAACTCCTGCAAGTAAAGTAAACATAACAGGATGGACTGAGCTAGAGGATCCACAGAATATCTTTAACCCTGTAACAGGAGTATACACTACACCATTTATTATAAGCTCAGCAAATGCTCAGAGCTATGATTACAGTGTTACTATGACCTATCAGATTAATATAGTTAATAGCAATGTTGGTACTTGTTATGGCTCATATAATAATGCAGCAGCTGCTATCTTTTACAAACCTTATCTAGCAGTTAGTGCAGGTGCTTTGGCTTTGATACCTATTAACCTATACACAAACCCATCACCACCTGCTGGCTTTAACTTTGCACAGAATGCTGTACAATCTCCTTTAACTGTACCTGGGCTTAGTACTACCAATATCTTAACACAAACTATACAGTGTACGATACCACTTACCTACCCTTTACTTAACAACGGCTCATTAGGTACTTTAGGTATTAGTGTACTACAGCAAAATTTACAGACTACTGGTAGTAATCCAACTAACAATTTAAGGAAGTGGAGGCTAGGATCAGTAACAGGAGCTTTCCCTGCAGCTAATACATTAAGACTACAAGTAGTAATATCATCTATACAACTTAGCATAGTACCTAGTAGTACAGTATATGCAATAGGTGGTACGATAGATGTAAATGATTACGTGCCTAAAAAGATAAAGCAGAGTGACTTTATTAAGGGTATCTTTAACATGTATAATATCTATGCTCAAGTAGATCCTGACCAACCTAATAGGTTACTGCTAAATAATAGGGATGACTTTTACGATAGTGGTGCTGAGGTAGATTGGACTGATAAGCTAGCTAAGGACCAAGAGCAAAACTTATCTTTTCTCCCTGAGCTTACCTCTAAGAAAATAATACTAACATACGCTGCAGATAAGGACAACCCTAACACCACTTACACAAACGCTACTAATAACATCTATGGCCAAGCTGAGGTAATCTTTGATAATGAGTATGTAAAGGATATTACTACTAAAGCTGTATTGTTTAGCCCCACTCCTGTTATCAAAACTTTGTTTGGTGCCTTTGTACCTATGATAGCAGGTGCAGCACCTGAGACCAATATACGTATCCTATATGATAAGACTACAGTAGGACAGCCACTAGCTACCTGTGGGCAATTCTCTATATTAGATTACGGAACTGTAGGCCAAAATAACCTTACTAGCTATCCTTTGGTAGGCCACTTTGATGATCCACTCACTCCTACCTTTGATATTAACTTTTCTATCTGTGATTACTACTACTACCAACCTAGTAGCTTGACTAGCAACAATCTGTACAACAGATACTGGAGGCGTACAATGGGCCAGATTAACAATGGTAAGATGTTGACTGCTATGTTTAATCTTAAGGAGCCTGACATCCAGGCTATGAACTTAAATGATAAGATTAGGATAGATAACTCATGGTGGAATATCAATAAGATAATTGACTATGATGCCAATGCTCATCAGCTCACAAAGGTGGAGCTCATCAGTATAGATAGTGAGATTAACTTCACCCCCTTCATGGGACCTAGTGGCCCTAACATACCCAACCCTCCTGCAGGGATAGGCCCTATACAAATGTTAGCAATGAGTAATATCAATACTACTAGGATGACTACCACTAATGTATTCTCTAATCAGGCAACAGCTACAGTAGAGGGTAGAGGTAACGTGATAGTAGGAGGAACTAGATCAGTGGTAGTAGGAGATGATCGTATCATCAGTGAGACTACTCTAGCAGGTGATAACCTAGTGGTTAATAGTGTTAATGGTGTAGCTGTAGGCACAGTGCCTCAAATATATATTGCTAACTTAACACAGGCAGGAATAACAGATCCTATATCACAAGTTAAAAATAATAGCTTAGGAGGTGTTACCTGGACCAGAACAGGGGTAGGTACATATGAGGGATACTTAGATAACTATGAGCCTTTATCTATCTCTAGCACTAATGTGCCTACTATAATAATTAACAACGTAGCTTATGATGGAGTGGTCTCTGCTACCTACACAGTGAGCTCAAATACTATCTCAGTAACCACCTCACAAATAGGGGTAGGCTTTGCAGATGGATACTTAACAGATACAACAATAGAAGTTAAATACTACATATAATGAACGAAGTAGAAATACCCATAAAAGTCTCAGGCTTAGGAGAAATAAAAGCAGAACTAAGAGCACTCAAAGGTGAGATTGCTAACGCTACTGACCCTGCAGATATTGCTAGACTGTCACAGGAAGCAGGTGTACTTAAAGACAAGATAGCAGATGCTAATGAGGCAGTAAATGTTTTTGCTACAGGCTCTAAATTTGAGCAGGTGAGTAATGGTATAGGTGGTATTAAGGATAGCTTAATGAGCCTAGACTTTGAAGAGGCAGCCACTAAGTCTAAGAGCTTGGCTATTACTATGAGTAAGCTAAACCCTAAAGAGCTACTAGGAGGAATGGGACAATTTGTTACTATGCTAGGTACACTAGGTGGTGCATTTGTAAAGCTAGGGATGACTATATTAATGAATCCGATATTTTTATTAGTAGTAACTATCATAGCTATTGTGGCTGCGGTAGGTTATTTCCTAGATAAGATAGGGGTGCTAGGTACGATACTAGATTATATAATGATTCCCATTAATGCTATTATAGATGCTTTAAAATGGCTAGGAGATGCTCTAGGGCTTACATCATTTGCTGAGGATGAGAGAGCAGAACAAGCTAAGAAAAACTCAGAGGCTGTATTAGCTCAAATTAAACAAGAGCAAGAATCACAGCAAAGGGCATTTGAACGTAAAAAGAAAATCTATGATGCATCAGATGATGCACTTGGTAGGCAGATTAAGCTAATGAAGGCACAGGGTAAAGATACTACAGATTTAGAAAGAACAAGATTAAAGGCAGCTATTGCTTATCAAAGAAGTATAGAATCTGAAACCTACGCAATTCACTTACAACTACTAGCAAAAAACAAATTAACAGTAGCAGAGTTAAGAGCAAGTGCTCAGGAAACAGGAGACTATGGTGCGTGGAAAGCCTTTGAGAAAGAGATGGCGGCTTCATTAAAAAGTAATTCTGACTTAAATGCTCAAGCTAATAAAGCGAAACTAGATGCTATTAATGATTTAGCTGTCTTTGAGCAGGAGGTTATAAATGATAAAAAAAATGCTGAGAAAGAGGCAGCAGAAGACTCTAAAAAGAAGAGTGATACTAAAAAGAAAGATGCTGTCTCATTGGCTAAAACTGAAGCTGCTAATGCATTAAGTGCTGCTAGAAAAATAAAAGATGGTGAGCTATCTATAATGCAGGAGGGACTAGCTAAAGAGGAGGCGATAACAATTGAAAAATTCAAAAGACAAAGAGAAGATATAGCATCAGATGCTAAATTAAAAGCAAAAGACAAAATAACTTTAACTGAACAAGCAGATGCAGAGGAGGCTAAACAATTAGAAGCAAAAAGAGAGGCTGCTAGAAAGATTACAATAGCAGTAGAAAATGAACTAGCTCAGCTTAGATTAGAGGCTATGGCAGAAGGTGCTGAAAAAGATTTAGTAATACAAAATGAGAAGTATAAAAAACTAAGAGATGCAGCCGTAGCAGATACTAGACTAACAGCAGAACAGCTAAAAGAAAAGCTAGATATTTACAACACTATGCAGATACAAGAAGAAACTGCTAGGATGAAAGATAAGGTAAAGGCTGCAAGTGATTTGCTTACTGAACTTACCACTACAGAAGAAGAGAAGAAAATAGCAGAGCTTGATGCTAAGTATCTTAAAGAACAAGAGATGGCTATGGGTAATCATAAGGCTTTAGAGATACTAGAGACTAACCACAAAAAAGCTCTAGCAGATATTAATACAAAGGCACAATTAAAACAGATAGAGGATGACCAAAAAGAAAGAGATGCTAGGATAGCATTAGCAGGAGATATAGCTAAGGGTATTACTGATATTGGTGGGATGCTTATTAAAGACCAGGCAAAGTTAGCTAAATTCAATAAGGCATCTGCTCTAGTTCAAATAGGTATTGACACTGCTAAGGCCATTAGTGCTTTGGTAGCTAACTCACAAGCTAATCCATTGAATGCTGTATCAGCAGGTGCAGCAGGTATTGCTCAATTTGCTACAGGAATTATTCAGATTGCTACCAACGTAGCTAAGGCTAAACAGATACTATCATCACCAGGTGCAACCCCTAGCTCAGGAGGAGGAGGAGGAGGCGGTGGTAATACAGGAGCCACTTCTGCAGCCACAGCTTTACCACAGGCAGCCCAACTATTTGGTAGTGCTAACACAGGTGGAACCATGAGTGCAGGAGGTAGCTCTAGTGAATCATCTATGACTGTAACAGCTATAGTATCAGAGACTCAAGTAACATCCACACAACAGAAAATAAACCGTATAAATAAATCAGCAGAACTATGAACAGTCTACAAGCAATAACAGATCATATCATTGCATTCTATACAGCACATAAGCAAGTGTTTAAAGTAGGATGTGACTTCAAAGAACAGCTCTATAACTTTGCTACTCAAAATGAGAAGTATCCGCTAGTGTATATTGTACCTAGTGGAGTGATGCCAACTGAGAACACTACAGAATTTACCTTTGATATATACTGCTATGATATCATCCAAAAAGATAGAGCTAACATCATCACTATACTAAGTGATACGCAACAGATCCTTAGTGATTTGAATATCTACTTTAATGATAGTAATGACTTCAGCTTTGATGTGGTAGGAGTGCCTACATTCTCACCCCTCAACAATGATCTACTAGATTACGCTGCAGGGTATCAGATGGGTATCACCTTAACAGTTAATGATTGGACTGATTGTGCTGTGCCGATTTAAACATTTCACTTTGATAATATAATATAGGTATGGCTAATGGATGGTGGGGTGATTGGAGGCCCTCTTTACCTGCTCACACAGGAGACTTACAGGCAACAGATTTAATAGAGTGTACTTCCATTATAGGAGGTGTGCCTACTAATACAGCTATTACCGGTACTCAAATAATAAACGCTGCTAGTGGTGGTGCTGCTACATGGGGAGCTATCACAGGAACGCTATCAGCTCAGACTGATTTACAAACAGAATTAAATGCTAAGCAGAATAAGACTGTACTACAGTCTATTGCAGGAGTAACAACAATAACAAATACAACTAATGAAATCAATGTAATATCAGTAGCCATACCTACCTCAATAGTTTATTCAATGCTACGCTGTTCATTCATTGCTAGGGTAACTACATTAGGTGCAGCTTCTCCTAGGACCAGGATAAGGATGAGTACATTCCCTAACCCTACTAATGCTCAATTAACTGCTGCCACTCAATTAGCCACTAATGCTATAGGTAGTTTAGGTATGGTATCCATCTATAGGACTATGCCTGTAATAGGAGGCGTATCAGGAAGTATAAAAGCAATACAAATGGCAGGTAATCTTAATGCTGATTATGGTAGCTCAGCAGCCTTTGATATAGTATCTAAAGACTTTACTACCCAGCAGTACTTACACTTTACAATTCAGAATAATACACTAACAGCAGTAACTTCAAGCTATGGGGTGCTAGTAGAAAATTTATAATAATGGGTATATACGCAAACACTGGAGAATTTAATGTGCTATATCCTACACGTAGGAGGATGGCTACTATATTGAAAAGGATATTAAGGAATGATATAGTAGATGGTGAAGGCACCCTAGTAGAAAGTATACGTATCAATGCTAAGATTACAGGCTTTGAGAAATTAGAGATACAAATAGTAGCCATGTATTATTTTATATTTCTCAACAATGGAGCTTTCTTATGGAATGGTGGTGTAATTACCCCTAGAGATTATGTAGCACAATTCACAGCTGAGCTAGCTAGTGCAGGTATTACTGCTGAAATATACTCACAATATACTGAATGGCTTACTAAGAGATATCCTTTAGTAGAAGCTGTAGAAGTGCTAGAAAGAAATCAAAAACTAGTATACACATTTGAGGCACTAGATCCACCTGCAGGATTTACACCTGGTTACCCCTTAGATGTCTAGCTCTTTTTTCATACCCATCATATTGAATACATAGGTAAGGGGTAGAGCTCCTATCTTATCAGACTTAGTAAGATCATTATTGCATAGGCCGTAGATCATACGCTCCCAACTCCACTTACTATCTTTCTTAGTATCCTCCTCCTCTTTCAACTCATCAGGTGTGAGCTGTGATTTCTCTTCTGCTGTTAGCTCAGGTAACTCCTCACCTTGAAATAAGTTTTGGTAGGTCTTTAGAAAATTATCTCTAAACTTTAAAAAATCACTAATGATACCATACACATCTGTGATGGGTACATCTAAGAACTTATCAGCTCTGATAGTACAATCATACTCATACGGTTCTATTATCTCTTCACCCCACTCATTAATTGTACTTTGCCTGTACAGCACCCCACAGATATTAGCTAGATTAGTGATGTAGTTATTAGTAAAATAATAGTCCAGGTCTATGTACTCATAGAGGCACAGCTTATTAAAGGGCTTTACCTTCATACCTAGAAGCTCTGATTTATAATTATTAGATGGCTGTGAGAGTGCCCATTTACACTGCTTAACTATATTAAACATCTCATCAACATCAAGCTCATCTATTACCTCAGTAGACTCATCACAAATAATAGATAATATCTCAGTATTATAGTAGTAAGCTCCTTGCGCTTTATCTATCTCAGATATCTCTAGAAACTGCTCTACAGTTATCTCACTCCACTGCTTCGGTAGGTACATTTTCTATTGTTTCTGTAGGTGCATTCTCTACTTGTTTTTTTATTTTGTTAGCAACAAACATAATGTAAGGGATGCATATCTCTGCTTTCAGTTTTCTTATGTGCTTAGACTTTAACTTAAGATGTGCTTCTGCATAGTGCTCTGAAATAGTAAGGTGATCTGCTTTAAACATTACAGCCATCATATCTGAGATGTACCCCTTCTGCTTATGGATAGCAATCTTTTCTATTAGCTTAGTTTCACGTACTGTTAGTTTAAGCTCTGCTGTATATGTAAAGCCATCTAGCTCTAATGTACCTACAGGCTCCATATGATTTGTAAGCTCAGGTGCTGTATTAAACTCTTTAACAATATCAATAAAATCAGAGATGTCAAAGTCAAAAAATTCCTTCTCAGGTATTCCTAGATACTCAAAGATTTGCAGATGCCTATCCACAGGATCTATCTCTTTATTATTGTTAATATCTGTAATTGCTTCGAACTGCTCAATAGTCAGCTCTTCAATTTTGTTGGGGATCTCCCTTCCTAAAATAGTTACCATAGTTAATTTTTTTACAAATATATGAATAATTATAATATAGGTATGGCAAAAGATAATTTACCTATTTACAAAATTACTATAGACCCTGAATACTCTGAAAATGGGGAGGACTTAGGCATTGAACAAATTGCTTTTACATCCACTCCTGCTATCAAAGTAATGGGTATGGCTTTCAATAGCCAGGTTAAGCCTATGGTGTTTAAGGATGCTGTAAAATATCGTATTGTAGCACCTGCTCTTATCCCTATGGAAATCTATAGGAAGGATGATGAGGATGGTAAAGAGTACTATGTTAGTTTTTCAGTTGAAGAGATAGAGAAAATTCACTCTAAGTTTATGCGTGATATGTCTAATAAGGATCTGTTTAATTTAGAGCATGATACTACTGAGACTGTACCAGCTTACATACTTGAGGCATGGATAGTAGAAAATCCTACAAAAGATAAGGCATACTCTAGCTTTGGTATAGAAGTACCTACAGGTACACTAATGGTAACAGCTCAGGTAACTGATGTGGAGTACTATAACCATCTAGTAGATAATGACCAGGTAGGCTTCAGCATTGAGGGATATCTAGGTATGAAATTAAAAGCAGAAACACAATTAAAAACCAAAATAAATATGAACAAATTACCCGACGGAGAACACACGATTGAAGGTAAAATCTATGTCGTAGTAGACGGAGAGATTACAGAGATACGTGATGCAGAAGTGGTTGAGGCCACACTAGCAGATACAGTAGTAGAAGAGGAAGTAGTAACAGAGGAAGAAACTATGGCTGTAGATCCTGCTTTAGATGCTGAGGCAATACTAGCAATAGTAACGCCATTAGTAACAGAACAAGTAGATATGCTTGTGGCTATGATAGCTGATTTAAAAAATCAATTAGAAGAGGCACTTGTAGCAGAGACTGCAGAAGAGGCAGTAATGGAAGAGGCTGTAGCTTTAAGCGTACAACAAAGACTAAGTAACTTTATTAAATTTAACAATCAATAAAAAAAACAAAACAATGAGAAAACTAAGATTTGATTTAAACAATGGGCCTAACGCCCAATTAACACCTAATGCTGAGGCATTCTATGCACAGGCTTATTTAGGATCATCTGATATCGTAGATAACTTTCGTACTTTGCCATCGGTAAAATTTGAAGTAGCTCTAGGAGCTGTCACTTTTGGAGACATCCTACAGGCTTCTAACTGTTCTTTCACTGCACCTACAGATACTTTATCTGCAAAGATTATGAGTGTATGTGCTCTATCTGCAATGGCTCAGATTTGTCAGTTTGAATTAGAGCAGTCTTTTGTATCTTTACAAATGGCTCAAGGTTCTAATGGTGATTTCACTGTAGCTAACTTTATGAACTTCTACTGGTCTGAGATGGCTAACTCTATCAATGGATCTATTGAGTCATTAAGATGGCAAGGTGATACTACTTTAATATCTAACCCATTGAACTTATGTGATGGTTATGAAGTGCAACTTGCAGCAGATGTTGATGTTATCCCTTACCATATGACATCATCCCCTACTTTTGCTCAGTTATTAACTGACTTAGAGGCTGCTTTTGCTTTAGTACCAGCTAACATTGCATCACGTACTGCTGATCTACGTATCTACTTACCAACTCAATTGGTTAATATCTACCGTTTAGGTGTAGCTTCAGGTAACACTAATGCTTATATCACTCAGGATCTATCTTTGACTTACTTAGGTATTAAAATTGTACTTTGCCCAGGTATGAGTAATGACCATTTGGTTATCACATTGAAAGATAATCTTATCTATTTGTTTGATGCTGAGTCTGATCCATCTGATCTACGTGCTGTTAACTTATCTGATACTGTTGCAGAGCCTTACTTAAGAACTCGTGCAAATATGAAGGTAGGTTTTAACTATGTTAATCCAACTGATATAGTTTACGGATCTTAATTATTAATTCATAGAGGGGGGTAACCCCCTTTATATAAAACATATAAATCATGCCAACAACATGTCAAGCCCTCGAGGCTATTTTAAAAAGTTGCGATAACAACAGTGGGGGTATCTATGGTATATGGATTAACCAACAGGATGAGATCGCATCTATCACACCAGCTGATCCTTCTGCAGGTGCAGGATGGGCTATCACAGCTATCACTTTAGCTACTCCTACTTTATTTGAGAACTATTACATCCGTAGAAATACATCTAGCTTTACAGAAGAGGCTGCTATTGACTTAATCAATGGTTCATCTTTTGTTACTTCTACTATCTCTTTGATGTTTCAACGTAGAGAAGCTGATAAGTCTAGATCTATCAAAATTTTAGGATCAGGACAGCAGTATCTTACTGCAATTGTTTTGGATGCTAATGGTCTTTATTGGTACTTCCCATACCTACAAGTTACAGGTGTAGCTGAAGGATCAGGTACTGCTCGTGCAGATGGTTCTAAATATGCCGTTACTTTGTTAGGTGAAAATGAGTACTTAGCTTATGAGGTACAAATGACTGCAGGTGCTTTAGCTGCTATCGGAGTATCTTAATAGACTTAACACTATCAAAATTAGCCCTGCATATTGTGGGGCTTTTTTTATTTCTAAACATTTGACTAACATCATATAATATAGGTATGATATACATTGAACAGGGAACTATTAACCAGGTAGTGCTAACCTTAACAGAGGTTACTACTGTACCCACCCCTCATTATCTATTTGCTTTCACTAATGAAATGAATACTCTATCAGTTACTCAGCTATTTACTACTGCAGATATTAGCTTATATCCTGAAAGATACAATCTTTTCGTGTTAAATGAGCCTGTAGATATTACTTTATTACAAGGGCAGTTTATATATCAAATTTATCAAAGCTCAGTACCCTATGTACTACCTTTAACTATTGCACAATCCACAGGAGTGGTGATAGAAGAGGGTAGGATGGTGGTAAGTGGGCCAGTAGGCACCTCAATATACGATTAACTATGGCATGGTATAACAATTTATTTAAGAAAGAAACTAAGACAGTAGAAGTATTGGAAGGTTATCAATCTTTTAGCACCCCCTTCCTACCTGTAGGTAAAGGTAACTTAACACTCCCTTATGTAAATGGTAGGTACTCTACCAATATGTGGGTGAGATTTGGTGCAGATAACCTGTACCCTGAAATGCTTAATCAAATGTATTTTGCTAGCCCCTTACATGGTGCCATAGTAGACTTTAAAACAAATGCAGTTATTGGTGGTGGCTTTGCTTTAGAAACTGATAAGCTAACTACCCCTGAGAAACTTAACCTTTACATGTTTGAAAGGAAAATTAAAATAAGACAAACAGTTAAGGCAGTAACCAGGCAGTTAATTGTGCACAATAGAATTTACTTTAAGCTGTTTTTTGATAATGATAAGAAACTTGTTAAGATAGATAATGTATCACCTGAGAAAGTAAGGATTTCAAGGTATAAAGATATGTACTATATCTGTGATGACTGGAGTACTAACATTGATATTAGAGAAATCAAGCCTTATCATATTGCATGCTCTGACTATGAGCAATTATATTGCTATGAGATTAAATCACTAGGGCAGGATTACTATTCTTTGGCCCAGTACACTTCGGCACTAAATTTTGCGTTTCTCTCAGGCGAACTTTCGTTTTTTGCTAAATCCAATATCCAAAATAGTATTTTCCCTAGCTTTGCTATGATGTTTCCAAAAAAACCACAGTCTGAGGAAGAGAAACATATGATAAAAGAGACGCTTGAGCGGCTAAAAGGAGCGTCCAATAGTGGGAAAGCTGTCGCATTTTTTGCTAATAGTCAAGACCAACTGCCAAAGATTGAGGCATTACCAAACAACAATAATGATAAGTTATTCCAGGAGGCCTCACAGCTTAACACAGAGCAGATTTGTTTTGCTCATACTATTGACCCAATTTTAATGGGAATTAGAACTACAGGTAGCTTAGGTGGTGGTGCAGATATTAAGCAGGCGTATGTTATATTTGAAAAGAATGTAGTAATGGAGCTTAGATCATGTATACAGCATATCTTTCAGGAGCTATTAACTATAGCTAAGATACCTGCAGATTTCACTATTAATAACTTTCAGATAATTAATGAGAATATAGTAGAGCTTGAGGGTGATACATCTAAAACTAATGACGCTCTTAACAGCCTTAGCCCATTGGTAGCTACTAAAGTATTAGAGACTATGACTATTAATGAGGTAAGAGCTTTGGCTTCCCTTCCTCCTATAGAAGGTGGTGATATGACTCAGAGTGCAGCAGCTGCCGTAGTAGTAACCCCAATAACACCAACTGTATAATGCTATATTTCATAACAGAAACTTATTTAAAAGTTAATACACCCATCACTGCAAATGTGGATGTAACAGATGTAACACCATACATAGCTACTCAGGCAGCACTAAGAGTACAGCCTATACTAGGTACTACTTTCTATAACCACATGCTTACAGCTTACAATGCTCAGACGCTTACACCTGATGAGGTAGATCTAGTAGAATTTATACAGCCTGTAATAGCATGGAGAAGTGCTGAGGATGCTGTATTCGGATTGACCTACCAACTTAAGAACAAAGGACTACAAACACAGTCAGGTGATTACTCTGCTAGTGTATCACGTAATGAGGTGGCCTTTGGTATGGAGCATTATGCACAGAAGGCTAGCTTCTTTGAGCAAAGATTAATCAGATGGCTACTAACTAACAGAGCACTCTTCCCTATCTTTATTTCTACCACTAATTTAGATACTGATTTACGGCCTATGTTTAATAACTGCAGCTGCATTAATCAATATAACAATGTATGCACTGGCTTATGTGGTAACTTTAGAGAAAATGGGTATAACAACGCCATCCTAATACTATGAGACTACAGTTAGCAATCTTATTAGCCTCAATAAAACAATATATAATACAATTATTAACAGTGATAGGAGCTTTCTTTTTACCTATATCAGGGATATTATTTTTAATTGGTTTTGCTATTGTGGTGGATACATTAACAGGGATATGGAAAGCTAAAAAATTAAAGATTAAAATTACATCTAGGAAGTTATCTGCTATAATATCTAAATTAATGCTTTATGAGGTGGCCGTTATTGGTTTCTATCTTATAGATTATTTTATTCTTAATGATATTATTTTAAAGTTTTTTTCAGTGCCTTTAATGTTAACCAAAATACTATCACTAGTGCTTTGTAGTATAGAGGTTATCTCTATCTCAGAAAATTACAAAGCTGTAAAAGGCATAGATATATGGTCAGCATTTAAGAATTTATTACAGCGTTCAAAAGAAATTAAACAAGATATAGATGGAGTTAGATATAAGCAAGATAGTACAACAGAGACTATCTAAAGATCAGTACGTAGATGAGCTTACAGACAAAAAACAAATCTATTTGCATCATACAGCAGGTGGACCAGATGCAGTATCTGTAGCTAACTTTTTTAATCAGCAAGTAGGAAGGGTAGCAGTTGCTTTTATCATTGGTTCCAAGGGCACAATAGTGCAATGCTTCAGCTCTAAAAATTGGGCTTATCACCTGGGGCTTAAGCAAGAGGTGTTTAGTGAAGCAGGAGTAACTTACAAGAGCCTGGATAAAATGTCTATAGGCATAGAGATCTGTAACTATGGACCATTAACTAAAAAGAACGGTTACTACTATAACTATGTAGGTGGCAAAGTAGATTACACTCAGCTAACTATCTTAGACAAACCATACAAAGGGCACATCTATTGGCAAATGTACACAGATGCACAAATAGAGTCTACCCGGCAGCTTCTAATCTACCTTTGTGATCAGTATAACATCCCTAAAGATTACTTTGCTACCATCTTTGATATAGATAAGAGGGCACTAAGAGGTGAACCAGGTATATTTACACACAATTCAGTGAGGCATGATAAGAGTGATATCTATCCCTGCCCTAGGATGATACAAATGCTAGAAAATTTATGAGATATATCCTACCAATTATAGCACTATGCCTATTAGGCTCCTGCTCAGATGCTAAAAAAGCACAGTACCACTACAAAAAAGCTGTTAAATTTGGATTAGAGGTAGTGCAGGATAGTGATACCATCAGAATAATATCAATAGACAGCTTTGCAGTGATACGCAATGATACGCTTAGATACGAAAAGGTAATAAGAACTAAGGATACTGTTATCTTTTTTAAGAATATCTATGTACCTAAGACCAGGTGGCAAACAAGGATAGAGTACCGGTATAAGACTCAACTTGTAAAGCAGGATGTGCTTAAGTATAAGTACATATATAAAGCAGAAAAAAAGCAAAAGGCAAAAACTAATTGGTTATTATTTATAATAGGATTTGGCTGTGGGATAGCTCTATTTTTTATCCTAAGACTGCTAGACAAATTATACAACCCCTTTAAATAACTTTAATGATAAGACACTCAAAGAATGTTCACGAGCTTTCACTAGAAGGCAGTGAAGTAAGGATAGCTATGCTTAGTGATTTGCATTGGGATAACCCTCACTGTGATAGAGATATGCTAAAGAGACACCTGGACTATTGTGTTAAAGAGAATATACCGGTAATGATTAATGGTGATATGTTCTGCTTAATGCAAGGGAGGGGAGATAATAGACGTAATAAATCTGATATAAGACCTGAGCACAATAATGCTATGTATTTAGACTCTATAGTGAACACAGCTGTGGAATGGTTCCTACCCTATGCACATATCATTAAGCTAATAGGTTATGGTAACCATGAGACAAGTATAATAAAATTTCAAGAGACTGATATCCTGCAGAGATTTGTAGATATCCTGAACTTTAAAGCAAAATCTAATATACAAGTAGGAGGCTATGGTGGGTGGTTAGTAGTTAAGCAGGTTTATAGCCCTGGCAATACTACCTCTTTTACTACTAAAATCAAATACTTTCATGGATCAGGGGGTGGTGGTATAGTTACCAAAGGTGCAATCAATTTAACCAGGGCTCTAGAAACTTATGAGAACTTTGATGTATTTACAATGGGCCACATACATGAAAATTCATGCAGAAATGATGTTAGGGATACATTAGATCAGCATCCTGTAACAGGATACACACTTAAGCAAAAACAATTACACTTAATGCTCACAGGAACTTACAAAGAGGAGTATGGTGATGGCTCCCATGGATGGCATGTAGAACGTGGAGCTCCCATTAAGCCATTAGGTGGTAGGATACTTACAATAAAATGTGGTAGAGAGACTACAGGAGATAGAAAATCTATAAAATTTATTGATAGTCACAAATTTAATTTGTAAGTTTGCAACAGGTTTTGTATTAATAAACTCATAGCCCCCTGTATCTTTGGTTAGTTTGGCAGGGGGTTATTTTTTTGTCCTAATTCTACAAAGATTTGTGACACAATTTTACGGTAAAAGCAAACTACTACCGAGGATTTGTAAAGTTGGTTATAACCAACATAGTAGCTAGAATGGTGGCATAATGTATAATATAGCTAACATATTACCCACTTTTTGTCAAGTATATTTAAGGTTATCACCTTACTTCTCATGTATAAATTCAGGCTATTCCTTTACATTACTTATTTAGAATGATTATTGATAACGTATTTATGTAAACAATTAAATGTTTGTACGTATATTTGACCATTACTAATTTAAACTAACCAATATGAATGATCAAAAACTGACAGCTGTTGAGTACCTACTCCAGCAAATTAACACTAACACTGCTTTTACTGACAAGCAATGGGAGAGTATCTGCGAATTAGCTCTAGCTATGGAAAGATCACAGCTTATACTTGCAGAAATCAAAGCTACTGACAAAGTTTACAAAATTCAAAGAAAATGAGAAAGAAAATATCCGACCTTATCTATTACTTTACACCCCTCACTGATGAGCATAGAGACATTTTAAGCACTGCTATGGTGTTTATATTGTTTTGGGTGGCAGTCTATACATTTGCATACATTACTAACCTTTAAAACGCTTTAAAATGAACCTAGAAGACTTACAAGTAGAAAAGTACACAGCATCCATTTGGTATGAAACCTATCACATTGAATTTATCCTTGATTTTGAGTGGAGCTTTACCTCATTTGATGAGGAAACTAATGAAACCACAGTTAGCATTTGGCTAGATAAGGGTGAGCAGTGGTGTAACAACGTATGCCATCCCTACACCCCTAACTCAGAAGAGCTAAAAGAATTAAAGACAGCTATAGAGGATAGCATACTAGAAGATCCTGATAGATTTGATGTATGGCAGTGGCACCTAGATAACAAAGAGTATCAGAACGAACTAAATAATGATAGAGATGATAGATAACACAGCACCAGTACCTACTAACTTTAGCCTACAGACTAAAATAGAGTGGTGGAAAAATAAAAAGAGCGAAGGAGATAAAGGGGGGAGCTTTAACCTACAGCTTTACCTAGACTACCTCAGCTTACAGGATCATAAACCTAAAGACCAGGAGAAATGAAACGCTTTAAAGTAACCTATAACTATTTTGATGGTGGTAAAAAGAGGGTAGCTGTCAGGATCTTAGAGGCCCTGGATAGAGACCACGCAATAATGATTATGGCTATGTGGCCTAAACTAATACTAAAAGTAGAACAGTATGAAAAAATATAGAGTATGGATAGATGATAGGATGGAGCCTGAAGGTGGCTTTTGGTGGGAGTGCTTCCTAGGTAAAGATGGTAAGCTGCATGATTACATCTACACAGATGAGCAAGCAGATACACCACAGTGGTATATTGATAATGGCTATAAAGTAGAAGAGCTATGAATGTAAAGATAGAAGTAATTAAAAGGTACCCATTTGAAAGCACTGCTCTATTAGCTAAGGAATTAGGCCTAACAATATCACAGGTGTATAATTACGCATGGGCCTATAAGATACATAAGGATCCTATTTACCTAAAGACTGCAGCAAGTGGTAGATATAAAGCAGGGATGAGAAGTGGTGAGGCCTTCCAATTTAAGCCAGGGCATATCCCAAAAAACAAAGGGGTAAAGATGCCTGCAGAAACTTATGAGAAGGTGAAACCTACCATGTATAAGAAAGGTAACAAGCCAGCTAACACTCAACCCATTGGAACCATCCACAATAGAGCTGATAAAACAGGTAGACTGTACCAATATATCAAAATTAAAGATAGTCATTGGGAACTCCTGCAGAGGCACGTATGGACTCAGGCAAATGGTGAGATACCAAAAGGATGTGTTATCAATTTTATAGATGGGAACTTTATGAATTGTGAGCTCAGTAACTTACAAGTAAAGACCAGGGCAGAAATGGCAATAATGAACAGTATACACAGATACCCTGCAGAGGTTAGGGATCTAATTAAATTAACTAATAAATTAAAAAGTAAAACAAATGGCAAACAACAAACTAAGTGATCTAAGAGATCATATATTCATGGCATTAGAAAGATTAGCAGATGAGGGGCTAACAAGTGAGCAGGTAGCTAGTGAAGTGGATAAGGCTAAAGCAATAGCTCAGCTATCATCTACCATCATAGCCAGTGCAAAGGTGGAGATAGACTATATCAATGCAGTAGGATTAATAGATAGCCAAAGTGAGCTGTTTAAATCAGTAAACCCTAAATTACTATCATGAGTAGACTAGAAGAGGTGCAATATGTTATAGAAAAATATGACTTAAAACAAAAGGGTAGATATATGCACATGATCTATAAAAGATATTACCTATATAATGTGCTCAAAAAAGATGGTATGACCTTATCACAAATTGGTAGACTGTTTAATCAAAGCCACTGTACTGTTTTGAATGGAATTAAAAAGCATGAGGATTACATGGCTTACAAAGATCCTGCTTACATGCTTCACACCAGGGACCTAAGGGAAACATTTGTACTACCACAGTACTATAAGCCACTAAAACAAAGGATATTAGAGATATATACCATTGAGAAATTAGAAAAACTTAAAGAGCAGATCAGATGCAATTATTACTAATTAATGACGCTGTGTCACATTCTCTTATTAACAGCTGCTGGAATAATTTTATTTTTTCAAAAGATTTTTTTTATTTTATTTTGCGTCATTTGCGTCATAAAACTCTAATAGTCAATACTAGTATAGTTATTAGCCATGACAAGTGCTTAAAATTTGCGTCATTTTGCGTCATAAACTTGTCATGTAAAAATAATGATTACATTTACAGCCCAACTAACTAACTATGAACATATCTGTATTTAAAAGCCTATTCAATTCTAAAGAAACTCCCTACACACAAGATGTGGTGGATGTTTACAATAGGATAAAGGAAGGCTATCCTGAACTAATTGATAAGATAACTGCTCTTAGAGCTATGGATGAGGATGATCCTGCATACAGCAGCCTAAAGAACAGCCTTAGGGCTATCATGTTTAATGGGACCTTTAATGAACGTAATGATAATGGCCTTATTGAGCACTCAGGGCTTTGTATATTAGATTTTGATGATTACCCTAGCAGTAAGGTAATGAAAGCTGAGAAGGTTAGACTAATGGAGTGCCCTAATGTGTTTATGATATTTGTATCACCATCAGGTAAAGGGCTAAAGTGCGTGATTAAGATACCACCATCTGATAAATTCACGCATAAGAGAAGGTTCAAAGCTTTTCAGGAGTTTATTGATAGTGATTACTTTGATGCATCTAGCTGTAATGTTAGTAGAGTATGCTTTGAGTCTTATGATCGTGGTGCCTATATAAATTTAGATGCTGAGGTATTTGATTTGATGGAAGAGGAGAAGGGCCACAGCTCATTTGAAAGGGTGCCAGTGCTACCCATGACTAATGAAGCTAATATCATTGAGAATATAATGAAGTTTAACCATGGAGATATATCAAATGGTAGAAATAATTGGGTATTTAAAGTAGCTAACTGTTTTTGTGAGTATGGCATTAGTGAGAATACTGCTAAATTTTACCTTCATCAATATAGTGCTAAGGACTTTACTCAAATAGAAATTAATACCTGTGTAGGATCTGCTTATAAAAACCCTAATAAAGGCACTAAGTATTTTGAGGATAAAGAAACTATCTTAAAGGTAAGGTCAAAACTAAAAGAGGGTATCTCACCTGGTGATATCTCTAAGCAATTAGATATTAAGCCTGATGTGGTAGAGGATGTTAAAAAGGATGTAGCTAATAGTGAGGATGTATTCTGGTCCATTAGTGATAAGAAAGTAGTTAGTGTAGATCCTATGAGATATCGTGATTTTCTGTACAAGTATGGCTTTAACAAATACTACCCTGAACGCTCAGAGAAACCCACCTTTGTGAGGGTAATAGAAAATAAAGTTAATTTATCCTCAGTGGACCAGGTAAAAGATTTTGTCTTAGCCTACCTAATGAAGCAGAAGCAGGTGGATGTATGGAATTACTGCAGTAAGTCACCCTACCTATTCACAGATGGCCACTTATCTATGCTAGAGCCTATTGGATTAATGATGCTGCAGGATACTAAGGATGTGAGCTTTATACCTTACCGTAATGGAGTAGTTAAGATTACTAAGAATAAGATAGATATTGTGCCCTACATTGATATAGATGGCTACATTTGGGATAGGCAAATTATTGATAGGGATTACAAGCCAACTAAGAGCATAGAAAATGACTTTAAGAGCTTTGTATCTAAAGTATCTGCAGATGATGAGCAGAGGGTGAATGCTTTAGAGACTACCCTAGGATATCTACTACATACCTACAAAGATAAAACAGATCAGAAGGCAATTATTTTTAATGATCAGGAAATAGATGATAATCCTAATGGGGGAAGTGGTAAGAGCTTAGTGCTTACAGCTATTGGTAAGATTAGAAATATAGTTAAAATAGATGGTAAAGCATTTAACCCACAGAAGTCAGATTTTGTTTATCAGCGAGTAAATTTAGATAGTCAGATCCTGGCCTTTGATGATGTAAAGAAAGCATTTGACTTTGAGCAGCTATTTAGTTTAATATCAGAAGGGATAACAGTGAACAGAAAGAATAAGGATGAAATCTTTATACCATTTGAACGCTCACCAAAGATTGTGATTACTACCAACTATGTGATAAGTGGTGCCGGTGGTAGCCATGATAGGAGAAGGCATGAGATAGAGTTTAATCAGTACTTTAATGCACAGCGAAACCCACTAGATGAGTACGGTAGGTTATTATTTGACAGCTGGAGTGTGGTAGATTGGTTAGTATTTGATAACTACATGATCAGTAACCTGCAGAAATTCTTATCAATGGGCCTTGTTAAAGCTGTAGCAATTAATGCAGATCACAAAAGATTTATCTCAGCTACTAATAAGGAATTTTATGATTACGCTATTGAGGGTAACATCACAATGGATGTACTTCACTATAACAACGTATCTATTCAGGACTTCCAAACTTACACAGGTGGGTGGCATGATCTTAATGCTCAGAGGTATCTAAAGATGGTTAATGAGTACTGCAAGTTTAAGGGGTACAATTTGAAAAAAGATAGGAATGTAGGAGGTAGATACTTTATAATTAGTAAGATATGATACAGATAACAAACGAGGATAACATGGAGCTAATGGCTAGGTATCCTGACAAGTATTTTGATTTAGCTATAGTAGATCCCCCTTATGGGATTGGAGAAGGTTCTAAAAAAATACATTCAAGAGGAAAGTCACAACTAAAATATACAGCTAAAGATTGGGATAGCTCAACACCAAGTAAAGAGTATTTTGATGAATTATTTAGAGTTAGTAAAAATCAAATTATTTGGGGTGCAAATCATTTTATTGAAAGTATTAATAAAAATTCAAGTTGTTGGCTTTTTTGGGATAAAGATGGTTATGGAGATTTTGCTGATGGGGAGCTTGCTTGGTGCAGTTTTAAGACGGCCGTTAGAAAGTTTAAGTTTACTTGGAATGGATTTAGAAAACAAATTCCACAAGATAGAATACACCCTACTGAAAAACCTTTTAGTTTGTATAAATGGCAATTAGATAATTATGCAAAGAAAGGCGATAAAATACTTGATACACACTTGGGTTCGGGAAGTATAGCAATAGCTTGTTATGACTATGGATTTGAATTGACGGCTTGCGAAATTGACAAGGAGTATTTCGATAAGGCAATGCAAAGAATAGAAAACCACAAAGCACAACTAAAATTATTCTAATGAACAAAGAAAACAAAGCTAGACTAAAGGATCTAGAAATTAAGTACATGAGCTACAGGTACCCATCAGCACCAGGGCACATCATACCACTAACTAAGTACTCAGATGCTACAGCTAATGGCTTGACTAAATGTATCAAGGACTTCCTAAACTACTCACAGCACCAAGCTGAAAGGATTAATACAATGGGAGTATTTAGGCAGTCATATAGAACCGATGGCACTAAGACTGCAGGGCAGTGGACCAAGGGCACAGGCACTCCAGGATCTGCAGATATCTCTGCTACTATTTATGGAAGATCTGTAAAGATAGAAGTAAAGATTGGTAAGGATAAGCAGTCAGTGGTGCAGAAGGAATACCAACAGATGATAGAAGCTGCAGGGGGGGTGTATATAATCTCTAAGACCTTTGATGATTTCGTGCAGTGGTATGATGATTTTAGCACTAAAATATAATATACGTACAACCTTAAAATATAGAAATGATATGAAAGCAACAGCAGTAGAATGGTTATTAGATAGTTTAGATTACAACCAAAATATGTTAGGTATAAAAGAAATTATTGAACAAGCCAAAGAAATGGAGAAAGAGCAGATAATTGATGCGTATGAATATACAGCAGCAGGAACAAGCCATTATGGTGAACAATACTACAACGAAACCTTTAAACAAAAACAATGAAAGCAACACTAGAATATAACCTACCTGAGGATCAGTATGATTTTAACCATGCAACCAATGGCTTTAACTATTACATGGCACTTGTGGAGATGGATGAGTGGTTACGAAGTGAGTACAAGTACAATGGTAAAGAGGATATGTGGGAGGTAAGGGAGAAGCTGAGAGAAATAATTTCAGAAAATAATGTTAAAATAGAATAATAGTAGTATATTTGTAAATAATTAACAAACTAACCCAATGGAAAAAACAACTACAAAGGCTGTAAAGCCTCAGGAGGTTGAGCAGCAGCCTGCTCCTTTCTATGTTCGCCTTCACAAGGCAAAACAACTAATCGGTAAAGTACATAAGAATGCTACTAACCCTCACTTTAAGAAATCTTATGCAGATATCAATAGTATCCTAGAAGCTGTTGAGCCTATCTTATTACAGCATGATCTACTTTTGCTACAGCCTATAGATGGTGGTAGTGTTTGTACTCAGCTTGTATGTATTTATACTGGCTTTTCTATCTCTAGCTGTATGGCACTGGACTTAAATCTAGATGCACAAAAGCAGGGATCACAAATTAGCTATTTTCGCAGGTACACCATCCAAAGTCTGCTCACCCTTCAGGCAACTGATGATGATGGCCACGTAGCATCTACTGCGAAGCCTAAGATAGATGCAAAGAGATTTGCTGAGGCTGTTAAGACTATAGCAGATGGT